TGCATTTAAGGCAGAGAACATTAAGATCCTTCCTGGGGATTATGACGTGCAGCTCTCTTCAAAAAACATTTCTTATTTTAAAGGAAGTGATGTAGAGTATTGGATTATGGCAGATGCTAACCACTCACGCTTTGATAATTGAACAATATGAGAGAAGACTTTCTGTGGGTGGAGAAATACCGCCCCCGCACCATTGCGGACACTATTCTTCCAGAGGACCTGAAAGCTACCTTTCAGACGTTTGTAGATGAAGGTAGTGTTCCTAACATGCTTCTTACTGGTCGTGCTGGTGTTGGTAAGACCACTGTTGCCAGAGCTCTTTTGGAACAGATTGATGCAGACTATATTGTTATTAATAGCAGTATGCATGGCAACATTGATACTTTACGCACTGATATACTTAATTTTGCTTCCACCGTCAGCTTTAGCGGAGGCCGTAAGTATGTTATCCTTGACGAGGCTGATTATTTAAATCCAAATAGTACACAGCCTGCTCTTCGCAACTTTATGGAGCAGTATAGTAAGAATTGTGGCTTCATCCTTACTTGCAACTTTAAGAACAAGCTGATTGAACCTTTGTGGTCGCGATGCAGTGTTGTTGACTTCGTTATTCCTAAAGAGCAGCGTCCTAAACTGGCTCTTGCCTTCTTTAAACGTGTGAAGGATATCCTTACAAAGGAGAATGTTGAGTATGATAGTAAGGCTGTAGTATCGGTTATTGAGAAACATTTTCCCGATTGGAGGAGAGTGTTGAACGAACTACAGCGTTACTCAGCAACGGGCAAGATTGATGTAGGCATTCTTGTTAATCTGCAAGATGATTCATTCAAAGCGTTGGTAGGTTACCTTAAAAACAAGGAATTCTCGAATGTTCGCAAATGGGTAGGAGAGAATGCCGATATTGATGTTGCTACTTTCTTCCGTAAATTCTATGACACTTCCTACGAGTATATGGATTCAGCATCTGTTGCACAGCTTGTTTTAATACTTGCAAAATATCAATACCAAGCTGCCTTCGTTGCTGATCATGAAATTAACATTGCAGCATGCTTGACAGAGATAATGGTAGAATGCACCTTTAAATGATAGACTTATTCAAACCAACTTTTGATTGGATTCGTGATGACTTTAGATCTCACCCTGTTCGTTTTGTTCTCGAGCTGCTTGCTTGGGCTATCAGTATTGGTTGCAGCATTACGATGGCCCTTACTGTGCCCAACCCCCCGCTACTTACTCTTTATCCTATCTGGATTATTGGGTGCTCAATTTATGCTTGGGCTGCTTTTACTAGGAGGTCATTTGGGATGCTCGCAAACTATCTTCTACTTACAACAATCGATACCGTCGGTTTGATAAGGATGCTAATGTGAACGTAGTGATTACAGGTCATACGGGTGGTCTCGGCTCCGTCTTAATGAATAAGTATGCAGAAAGAGGGTGGTCTACATTTGGTGCATCTAAGTCCACCGGGTATGATTTTGCTGATCCTCAAGTAGCTGAAAACTTTTGTAATCAATTACGGGGGCACGATGTCTTAATTAATTCAATAACCGGCGTTGCTCAGAGAAACGTGTTTGAAAAAATGTATGCTCTTTGGCAAGGCAAAAAAAAGGTTATTGTAAACATAGGAAGTCGTGCCACTCAATACCATATGTCACCTTCAATGTATTACGGTGCAGATAAGGCAGCTCTTGATTATCTTGTAAACTCAGCACAGGTGACGGGTCCATCGTGGCCCGCTATCTTACATATCCGACCAGGCTACTTTGATTCAAAACGGTCTGAACATAAACCAAATCCAAAAATGAAAACGGAAGACGTAGCTGACATTATCATGTGGATGGTTGATAATGTAGATAAGTTCCGTGTTCTTGATATGGTAATATCTAAATGAATCCTTTTGATTTTGTTAACAGTATTAATCAGTCTAAAAAAGACTTAATGTCTGATCCTGAAGTTTCAGAAACAGACTATGTTCCTTTTGTTGTTAACAAAGCTCTTTCTTATTTTCCAGAAACATTGCTTTACGCAAACGAACTCAACCAGCGTCCGTTTGTGGATAACAAGCTCCAATATCACTATCTTCTAAATACCATTCGACCTGGAAAGAGGTTTGCAAAATGGGTGAAACGTGAGAACGTAGAAGATATTGATGCTGTGAAGCAGTTTTATGGATATAATGTCGAAAAGGCACAACAAGCGCTAACAATTCTCACGGTTGATAATTTGAACTACATCAAACAAAAATTACAAAGTGGTAAGAATAATGATCAAATTGGAAACCTTAGTGGAAGTGACGTTAGCAAGCGATGAAGACTTTTTAAAAGTACGCGAAACACTAACACGCATTGGTGTCGCTTCTAAAAAAGAAAAAAAACTATACCAATCCTGCCATATCCTTCATAAGCAAGGACAATACTACATTGTTCACTTTAAAGAATTGTTTGGGCTAGATAATAAACCATCTAACTTTTCTGATGAAGACATAGCAAGACGTAATACTATTGCTAATCTTGTAGCGGAGTGGGGTCTTGTTAAACTTGTTGACCCAGCTAAGTCAAAAGAGCCTGTTGCTGCTATGTCCCAGATTAAGATTCTACCATTCAAAGACAAAGACGGGTGGGAATTGGTTGCCAAATATAATATTGGACGTAAGCTCTAACGTGAGTTTATTACAGAGAATAACCAGGCAAAAAAGAAACCAGCCGTTATAAGAGTAAGTAAGAGAAGCGTTCCCCAAAAAACATTTTCAACAAACTGTGCTCTGCGTTCGGCTTGTTCGCGTATCATACGTTGACGATCTTCTCTCACCTTCTTTCGTAGTTGAATAAATTCACGATGCCCTTCTTGACCTAGGTGTTGAAGAGCACCATAATAAAACATATGTTGGATTTCTGCTTCCATCTCTCTTAATTTTTGCTGGTAGACGTATATGTCCATCGCTTCAGCTGTTTCACTTTTAGCAAAACCAATCTTATGAAATATTCCGGGTTTGTTCTTGTAATTGCCATTCTGTTGCTTATTGATGTACTCTTGAAGATGTCCCGCACTGTCAGCCCATTTGCTTAATTGACGGAAAACATCCTCCACCTCGCGGCCTACACTAACCACGTTCTTCAATCCGTTGAATGCAGCAGTAACTCCTGCCATCAATGTGATTGGATCCATTATTGAACGTCCTTCACTTCTACACTTATATTAACTACACTATTGTCAATGGTTTTTTGAACCTTACCAGCTGTCCACCATCCAAAAGAAGTAAAGAAACCTAAGACGAAGGCTGTAACGTAAATACTTGATATCATTATTTTGCTAATGGGTTGTCCATTGCCTTTTTAATCTTATCATCAACTTCGCGACGAATAGTTCTAACTTCTGCTGTTGTTTCGCGCTCAATACGATTAACTCTTTCATTTACATTTTGAACGGTTGAATCGACTTGCTTTTGCATTTCACGCACTTGAGCTTCAGCGCTTCTGCGTATCTCTTTGATCTCTTGAGCCATTTCTCTACGAATAGCAGCAACCTCTTTTTCTACGTCGCGCTGGGCAGATTTGGTTGTTCTTTCGACATTATCAAGAACAGATTCGGTTCTACGGATATCGCCTTTTAGGTTTTGATTGACATCGCGTGTGTATCCAACAACTTTATCACTATTCTCTTCTAATTTGATGATCCTTGCTTCATAAGCACTAAAGTCTGGTGCAACGTATTCAGCAATCTTTTTCTTCATACCAATATAATCTTTATACACTTCAAAAGCACCATAAAGACCGCCAAGGAGTGAAGATACAAGAGTGAACGCAACCATTAATTTTGCTGGTGTAAACTCATATCCACCAATGCTAATGACCGTGTCCTTACTTGCATACTTCTTAACAGCTGCTTCTGCCTCATCGATCTTCTTGTTTACGTTTTTAATTTCTTCTGTCATTTCCTTTTCCTATCTCTTTGTTGTTTGATTTTTCTTTCGATGCGTTTCTATCACGCCATTCCAAACAAGTCACTGTACGGTTATAAACATCGCCTATCCATGACCACCTAACACATTCATAACGCGCTGCTGAGGGAATGATAGCAACTGCCAGTATAGGTACAACATACTTCATTTGTACTGCTGATTGACCATTTCTTGGTGTAATCTATCCGTCGACAGCTGCCTCAGAGCACGTGCATTATCGACATTCACTTGTCCTCTATAGACCTCATATGGCTTATAGAAGGCAGCATCGCGAAGAACCAATTGGGAGTATGCATCGAATCCAGCGGGAGCACTTGCAATAGCAGTAATGTCTCTACCACCAGCAGCTTCGTTTGGTTGTGTATTTCTATTAACTGCAGGTCCTGTTGGTGCAGGTGGTTGTACTGGAAATGAAGCTGGTGGATTGATAATATTATTAACAGGATCAGTCATGTTTATAGGTTGACTATTGTTTCTTGTCTCTGTTACTTGCTGTCTAAACAATTCCTGTTCCTGCCTTCTTATAAAGGACACAGCATCAGAGCTAATTGGAGTGGAAGTACTTTGTAGCGCAGCAATGTTTAAACCAAAAGTTCCTTGCTGATTGCTACTGCTATAGCTAAACCCACCAACTGTTGGCATACTACTATTTTGCATGTTTCCTATTTGCAAGCCAGAACCAAGACTCTGTGGTCCACTAGAAACAAACGAACTAACAAGTTGTTGATTTGAGGCAAGTGTTTGTGCTTGCTGTGCAGCTGCTACGGACTGTGCTTCACTTACAACTTTGTTAGCCTCTTGTTTAGCTTGCTCAACAGCAGCTGCTGCTGTACTCATCTCTAGCTTGCTTATCCTGCTCTGCTCCGATCCAATTATGCTGAGAATTTGACTGGTGCTAACAGTAGATTTAGCTGTTGATGGCTGACTTCCTGCAACACTAACTTCTCCAACTTTTGGCTGTGGGTTCGTAGCACTTGGTGTCACGCTCGTCGTTGTAGTTGCAACCACAACTGTTGTAGGTGAGGATGTGTTTGACGAAGAGCTTGTTGGTGGTGTCGAACTTGGCGCTTCAACAACGGTGGTCGTACTTGATGGTGAGGATACTGTTGTTGATGCGGGACCACTGACAGGTGCTGAAGATTGTATTGTTGTTTCACCGGAAGAAGGAGAAGTTGAAGGAGTAGAATAACTGTTGATTGCTTGGAGATATCCTGGACAAGATGGTGAACTCAGTACGTTGGCAGCACAAGGATCTGTTGAATATTTAAGACTGAAGCTGATGTTTGTCACTTCAGGACCATACGGACCCGCCCAAAAGTTATTATCTCTACCAAGAAATCCATACGTAACTTTACCTAAATCTTTTGCTGCATAAGGTGTGTTAAACGTTCCTGAAAAATTGAAGTCTGTCCAATTAAACTTGTAATTTAAATCGTAACTTTTATATTCTGTGACTTGCCCACTAGAATTCGTAAAATGGACATATGCAGAAAGAGTATCTTGTCTGCCATCATCCCATCCATTACCATTCTTTGCTCGAAATCCAAAATTGTAACCGTTCACTCTTAAACCATTACCAGAGTCAGGCAGCACATTAGCGATTGCCTGAGACTGGTACAGATCAGTCATCCCAAAAGAAAAGTTAATGTTATTGCCAGGGCGAACGATAGCGTTAGGCCCACAATACCCTGGATTACCCCAAGTCCAGCAAGTAAGATTGTTTTGATATACACCATTTACCCAAGACGATGGCCCGCCCTGATTGGTTGGTATTACAATATTGCCTGTGTTGAGAATCTGACCATCAGCAGTCAGATTCTGTGCATTAATTGAAGCCGAGTAGCTTGAACACAGCAATACCAAGTAAGCTACCAATACCGAGCTTCTTGTATGTCTCATCGTCCTTTTCCTTTACTTCTTCAGGGATACGTTCGGGATTCTCAAGCCACATATTTCTTGCTTGCTCACCAATCTTGCCTTCGATAGGACACGGTGTACCGGCTGCCATCATAGCATCAAATACACGTCTATCTTGACAAAGAGTTGAAACAGCAGCTACCTTCATACCCATATCATAAAGAGTCTTGGACAACTTTAAGCGTTCGCAATTCATGTCACGAACTGTTCCGCCGGAACTTACACCAAAGATTTGTGTTTGCACAGCACCTGAGGTACCTGTTGTACACAAATCATTGTTACCACCTGACATCATCATAGGAGCGATTGCTGTAGGTGGAGGTTGAATCATACGCTGTGTGATGTCTGTCGTATTAATATTACGATTAGTCATCTCACCAGAGTTGATATTTTGATTCACATTGCTGTTAGCGTTTGTACTTGTACTTGTAACAACGTTGTTATTGTTGTTTGTCATTGTGCCACTATTAATGTTCTGATTAACATTATTATTAGTACTCGTGCTTGTGTTGACGTTGTTGTTATTGTTGGTACTCGTGCTAGCGCTCGTACTTACGTTGTTGTTATTAAACGTTTGTGTCCCACTATTAATGTTTTGATTAACATTAGTGTTTGTGTTTGTGGCTGTACTTGTGCTGACGTTATTGTTGTTAAAAGTCTGCGTACCACTGTTGACGTTGTTGTTATTGTACGTCATAGTGCCGCTGTTGACATTGTTATTGTTATACGTTACACTGCCACTGTTCACGTTATTGTTATTATTGTTATAGGTCACAGACCCACTCATAACATTGTTATTTGTGTTAGTGCTTGTAGCGTTACTATTAACAGTACTTGTACTTGTAGCTGTGCTTGTACTTGTGCTGTTGTTTGTTGTATTAACGGTGCTTGTAGATGTTGACGTACTGTTTGTATCGACCAACGTTTTCGAATCATATGCGGTCTGAGCTACCGCATGGGACAAAGTCATAATCAAAAGCACCACAGATGTGAGCTTTCTGATCATTTGTCTAAACTTCCTTTTCATGTTGTGGATTACAACTGACTGTATTTATATGTTGACTATCCTTTGTTTTGAGGTTACAATACGTTATGATTAAATTTCAAGAAACCAAAGACGGATACATATTCAGCAAAGATGAACAACATCTTGCTATAGGTATCTATGAAAGTGGCTCTTTTCATCTATTACATGATGACAAGATGCTCAGTTTTTCTAACGCAATGTTAGCATTCTCGTATTTGGGTAACATATACGAACCTCGTCAACCCAAAGCAAAAACATTAGAAATGTTTACAACCCCGTCTCGTGCTATTGACAATATGTCAAGATTTAAAGATAATCCCCATCTCAAAGGTATAACCAAGGAGGAGTTCCATGCCCATTTACCTAATTAAATCTATCTCAACCTTTGCTATGGAGCATGCTGTTGAAGCAGAAACGCTTGAACACGCACTTGATGAGATGGTTATGACAGAACACGACCGCAACTTTGACGAAGTGTCGCAAAAGTGGCTTGGCGAGCAATTGATTGAGGGTCGCGAAATTACAAAAGAAGAGCTTATCCAACATCTGCAAAGATTGAGCGAAGACAAAAATTATATGACCTCTCATTGGTTGGGAGAAGAATTGATTCACAAGGTAAACTATGAAAATACAGGTAGTGAGTGACCTTCACCTCGAGTTTGGTCCAATTTCTATAGAAAACGCCGGAGAGACAGACGTACTGATTCTCTCCGGCGATATCTGTGTTACAAACGATCTAGCTGACCGTGATACATTCAATTTGATGGGTGAACATGGCAAATCTAATCGTTATCATACGTTCTTTCAAGAATGCTGTGCAAGATTTCCTCGAGTCGTTTACGTCATGGGGAATCATGAACACTATCACGGTGATTATAATGCTTCTGCTGGAATTATCCGTGACAAGCTTAGCTATCTACCTAATCTATATTTTCTTGATAAGCAATTTGTTGTAATAGATGATGTAATGTTCCTTGGAGGTACTCTTTGGACAGACATGAACAAAGAAGACCCAATCACCTTGCAGCGGATTGCTGGTATGATGAACGACTACAGGATTGTTGAGGATTCAAGTAGTATGGTTTCATATAGAACATATCCGGACGGAGATGATGGCCCTGTAGTCTTCAAAGAAAGGCCCGCACGCTTCTCTCCACAAAGGTCTGTTGAAGATCATAAGGCTATGCTTTTGTTTCTCAAAGAAATGCTTGGAACTATTAGCCTTGATAAAAAGGTTGTCGTTGTTGGTCATCATGCTCCTTCGAAAGCGTCCGTGAAACCGAGGTATCACGGCGAACACATTGTAAATGGAGCTTACAGTTCTGATCTGAGTGAGTTAATGCTGGACAATCCGTGTATCAAACTGTGGACACATGGTCACACTCATGATTCGTTTGATTACATGATTGGGTCAACGCGAGTGTTCTGTAACCCTCGTGGTTACTACAACTATGAAGAAAACCCATCATTTGATCCAAACATTGTATTGGAAGTTTAATGGACTCTATCATCTACGCTAACTGGGATATGCGCTTTCTTGATCTTGCCCAACACGTGGCTCAATGGTCAAAAGATCCAAGCACCAAGGTTGGTGCTGTGATTGCAAATGATCAGCACCAAGTATTAAGTCTTGGGTACAATGGTTTTCCTCGAGGCGTAGAGGATAGGGTATCTAGGTACAATGATCGTGAAACAAAGTTGCTTTTTGTAGCCCACGCCGAACGTAATGCTCTTGATAATGCTTTTGTGGATGTTCGCGGGGCTACTCTTTATACATCTCTCTGTCCTTGCAACGAATGCGCTAAAAGTATCATACAAAAAGGTATTAAGCGTGTAGTCACTCAACCACCTCCTGTTGAAAAAGCAGAACTGTTTAAGATGTACGTTACGACGCAGATGTTCGATGAAGCTAATATAGAACTTGTATTAGTTTAATAAAAAAATATCATCGATATTAAACACTGGATTCAAAAAATTTATAGCTAAGTATTTTTATTTAGGAACGATATGAGCACATTAAGAAATTTAGAAGCAGCGCTGGCTGGTGAAAGTATGGCACACATTAAGTACCGATACTTTGCCAAGATTGCCCGCGAAGAAGGATTTGAGGATGTCGCAAAGCATTTTGAAGAGACAGCAAACCAAGAAATTAAACATGCTTGGGGACACCTAGAGCTTCTTGTTGGTAAGCCTTCCACCAAAAAATGTCTTCAAATGGCAATTGATGGTGAGACTTATGAGTACACAGAGATGTATCCAAAGTTTGAAGAAGAAGCAGAGCGTGAAGGCAACGAGCAAGCTATGCTCGAAGCTAGACAGCAAGCAAAAGAGTCACAAGATCATGCTGAGCATTTTAAGCGCGTCCTCGAGCTAGCAGAGAAGCGCTTTGCAGCGCTAAAGAAAGTAGAAGAGCGTCACGCTGCTGCTTATCAAAAAGTACTAGGAGGTTTAAATGTCTGAGAAAGTTTACGTTTGTATTGTTTGTGGCCACACGTTGTCCGAGGCCGACTACCTAAGTTTGCCTGATTCTGTCAATTGCCCAGAGTGTGGTGTTTCGAAAGAAGATTACGTCCTAATGGAGTAATATAAATAGATTTATCCCTTCGGGATGGGACCAGCAGTCCGAGGTTAAGGCTGGTTATGAATTCCTCGGGCCAACGCCTTATGGGTTGGTATTTTTGAAACTCGCTTAACAAGGAGAAACTTATGACCTACATTAAAGATGTATTTGGCCGCGATTTGTTCAAAGACTTTGACAAATTTTACGTTGGCTTTGATGAACAGTTTAATCGTCTAGCAAAAATGCATGACGATATGACTAAAAACATTCCTAACTATCCTCCATATAACATCCGTAAAACAGGTGATAACACTTACGTGATCGAGCTTGCTGTAGCTGGCTTTGCACGTCAAGACATTGAGATTGAACTTACGGATAACACGATGATTGTTCGTGGTAATGCAGCTTCTGACGAGAAAGAGTCTGAGAACTATCTCTGGAAGGGCATTGCAACACGCAACTTCACTCGTACGTTTGCTCTTGAAGATCAGATTGAGGTTAAAGATGCAGAGATGCTAAATGGCATGCTGCGTGTTTTCCTCGAGCGTATCATTCCTGAGCACAAAAAGCCCAAAAAAGTTGAAGTAAAAGAAAAAGCTTCTAAGAAATCGGAAGCATCGTTGCTTACTGAGTGACCCACAAGGTTCTCGGTGATCAAAGCCGGCTCGCGGTGCGGGCCGGCTACTTTTGTTCACAAGACAAGGAAGTAAAAATGTTAACAGTATTTTACAAATGGGTAACGGAAAAGTTATCTTCAGAACAAGAAAGAGCTAGAGAGGCTTACCTGGCACAATCAGTTGATCAAGTTGATCTAGAGCACAGAATGCGTACACTAATGCGCAAAGGATGGTTCGTATGAAAATTATTAAACAGATCCTCGAGTTTTTACAAGAGCTTGGAGAATTGCGTGCTAAGTATTACCGCGAAAGAAGAGCGAGCTGGTATTGATAAATAAAGCATCATACTACTGTAGATGCCATGCAAACATTTCAACAATATAACGAGAGCCTTGCTAAAACAACACTACAATATCATAGAGTGTTGAATCCAAAGTTTTGGAAGGACAATAAGCTTGATTCAAAAGTTCGTACAAAGCTCCTAGAGATTGCACGGGTTTGGGCAAAGTTTGCTAACATCGAAAACAGTAATATTATTGATATTGTTTTAACTGGTGGTAACGCTAACTATAATTACACTCGTCAGTCCGACCTTGATGTCCATTTAATTATTGATTATGATAAAGTTAGCTGTGACGATGTTATTGTTATGGACTACTTTATGGCCAAGAAGGCATTGTGGGCAGCTAACCATACTAACATCAAAGTGTTGGGGTATCCAGTAGAATTGTTTGCAGAAGACAAGAGAGCTAAACCACGCCCTGGTCAGGGCGTGTTCTCTTTGTTGAGGAACAAATGGATCCAAGAACCGAAGTTTGTTAAAATGAACTTTGCTAAAGATACCTTGCTAGCTCAGAAAGTTGAATTCTACATGAAAGAGATTGATAATATGCTCAAGGGTAAGCAAAGTATCGGAGCAGCAACAAACCTTAAAGATAAGATTAGAGGTATGAGGGGTGCTGCTATACAGGCTGGCGGCGAGTTTTCGTTTGAGAATCTTGTTTTCAAAGAGCTGCGTAATCGTGGATACTTAGACAAGCTTTCCAATTATCTGAAAAAGAACCAAGAGCGCGAGCTGTCTTTATTTAAAAAGTGATTTGGTACCAGCGAGGTATCCTATAATATGAGATTTTACACACACGTTTTCAAAGCGTTTGATAAGATTTACGTCCGTGGTTATGATGGTGGTGTTCGTTTCAAGGACGTGGTCGACTACAATCCTTATATCTTTATTGCGTCTGGCGATAGTATGGGGACGCCTTATCGTACTCTCGACGGTAAACCTGTGCATAAGTTTATGTGTGGGTCTATGCGAGATGCTGCAAAACATATTGCAGAGTATAAAGATGTGGAAGGATATAGCATTTATGGGTATGGTCCGGAGTCTTTTCATTACCAGTACATCAATGATGCATTCCCTGGTGAGGTCAATTACGACCCCTCTCTGATCTCTGTCGTCACGCTCGATATTGAGACTGACTCAGAAGGAGGTTTTCCTAACATTCGCCAAGCTGATAAAGCACTGACAGCTATCACTATTCGTAAGAATGATCGTGCTGTTACATTCGCTATTCGCGAATACCGAACGGAATTCGATTACGTTACCTACATTCAGTGTCGTAGTGAACGCGACATGATTGAGAGATTCCTCGAGGTCTGGCGCAGTGACGAGTGGCTACCTGATGTTATTACAGGTTGGAACATTGAGTTCTTTGATATTCCTTATCTGATCAATCGCATCACCCGGTTGTTTGATGAGAAGATGGCAAAGCGTTTGTCTCCTTGGAACCTCTGGGAACAGCGTCGTGATCCTTCATCTGATAATATGTCTGAGTATATGAATATTCCTGCTGGAATCTCTGTACTAGATTACATGCAGCTATACAAGAAGTTCTCGTTTACGAATCAGGAATCGTTCAAACTTGATCACATTGCGTTTGTTGAGTTGGGTGAACGTAAACTAGATTTCACTGCGCTTGGGTATGAGACTCTTGATGAGTTCTACAAGAAAGATTTTCAGAACTATATCAACTATAACATTCGTGACGTTGATCTTGTATACAAGCTCGATCAAAAGATGAAGTTCCTAGAGCAAGTGTATGCGATCGCGTATGACGGTAAAGTCAATCTTATCGACAGCTTAACGACTGTAAGCATGTGGGATGTTATCATTCACAACTACCTACTTGCTCAGAACATCGTCATTCCAATGAAAGAGCGAGGTGACAAACCTCGACAGATTGAAGGTGCATATGTTAAAGATCCTCAATGCGGTATGCACGAGTGGGTTGTGTCTTTTGATTTGAACAGTCTCTATCCTCACCTCATCATGCAATATAACATCTCACCAGAGACGTTACGTGGCCAGATGATGCAGTATGACCTAAGTACCACCGATCAGAGTGTCGATATGTTTTTGGACGGTGAAGTGGATACTGTCCGTGAGCGTTTGGAAGAACATAACCTTACGATTACACCTACCGGTTGCTTGTTTGATAAAACGAAGCGTGGCTTTTTACCTACGTTGATGGAGAAGATGTATAATGATCGCTCCGAGTGGAAGAAGCGCATGCTTCAAGCAAAGAAGGCGTATGAGCTCGATCCTTCACAAAGACTTGAGAATGAGATCGCTCGCTGTCATAACATGCAGCTTGCAAAGAAGATCCAACTGAACAGTGCTTATGGTGCTTTGTCCAATCAGTTCTTCCGTTGGTTTGATAACAGGCTTGCTGAATCTATCACCAAGTCTGGTCAGCTTTCCATTCGTTGGATGGAAAAGAAGATGAATGAAAACCTCAACCGTATTCTCAAGACAGAGAAAGAGGACTATGTTATTGCTATCGACACTGACTCAATGTATATCAAACTGGGTAAGTTTGTCGAGAAAACTTTTGCTGGTAGGCCAGCGGATGCGACAGTAGCGTACCTTGATAAGGTGTGCTCACAATACTTCGAGCCGTTCATTGATAAGAACTATGAAGCTTTGGCTGAATATGTTTGTGCATATGAACAGAAGATGAAGATGAAGCGTGAGGCCATTGCTAACAAAGGGATCTGGACTGGCAAGAAGCATTACATCCTCAACGTTTACGATCTAGAAGGTGTCCGTTACAGTGAGCCAAAGCTAAAGATTCAAGGGATTGAGTCTGTACGCTCATCAACTCCTGCTACATGCCGCGAACATCTCAAGAAGGCGTTCTCTGTTATCATGAACGAGGATGAAAAATCGTTGCAAAAGTTTATTAAGGATTTCAGACGTTCATACAATACGATGCCTTTTGAAGATGTAGCCTTCCCACGTAGTGTGAGAGGTCTTTTGAAAGAGGATCAGTATGATCCAAGAACAAAAAAGCTTGTGCAGAAATCATATAACAATGGCACTCTTAACTTCATACCATCAACACCGATTCATGTAAAAGGATCGTTGATGTATAACTACCTGCTCAAGCTCAAAAAGCTCGATACTAAGTACCTACCTATCAACGAAGGTGAGAAGATTAAGTTTTGTTATTTGTTAGATTCATCACCCTTGCCAACTAACGTTATCGCAGCACCTGGCAAGTTACCAAAAGAACTAGGACTTGACAAATACCTAGATTACGAAACGCAGTTTAATAAGTCTTTCATGGAACCTCTGCGTACTATCATAAACGCAATTGGATGGAAGGAAGGAAATGAGCAACAAACCCTCGATCAATTCTTTTGATCTCGAAGATGACTTTGGTTTTTCAGAGATATCGTTCACAACAGAAGAAGCAATATTTCGTGAAGGTGGTCTCGTTGATGAAAAAGAACAGTTGACTGTAAGATTACAAAAGATGTATGATGCAATCATACCCTTGTTGAAAAACCTTAATCGAAACCCCGATCAAGAAATTATAAAATGGCCAAATAGAGCCGTAAAAATACAAGAGTTTAAAACTAAACTTGATACTCTAGGTGGGGATTTTATTAAAAAGAAGGAACTAAAATGAATGGTGACTTTGAAGTGCATGAACGTGGTACTGCAGAAGAGTTAAGGCGATCACGTGATCTTGCAAATGCTATTGAGCAGTTGATTATTCAGTATGGTGAAGGTATTGTTCCTCGTAGCATACTGGAAAAGTATAAACCGCTTAGACAATTACATGCCGATTTTATTGCTAGTGAGGAGTGCTAATGAGTGATTTTTTACGTGAATTGATTAAGGAAATAAAGGATGAAGACACTTCTCTGGCCGCTGACGGCGCTGGTAGTGCTGAGTTTGGGGGCTTTATTGATACTGGTAGCTATGCTCTCAACGCTGTTCTCTCTGGTAGCCTCTTCGGTGGCGTCCCTGATAATAAGGTTACTGCTTTTGCAGGAGAGTCCGCTACTGGTAAAACTTACTTCGTTCTTGGGGTCGTCCGAAGCTTCCTTGAGAAACACCCCAAGGGAGCCGTAGTATATTATGATACGGAAGCTGCTGTAACCAAACAAATGATGGAAGAAAGAGGCATTGATACAAATCGAGTTATCATTGCTGAGCCTGACACAATCCAAAAATTTAAAACACACGCATTGAAACTGCTTGATGCATATGAACAGAAAGAAGAGGCAGCTCGTCCTCCGATGATGTTTGTACTTGATAGTCTTGGAATGCTTTCTACTTCTAAAGAGATGGAAGATAGTCTCGAGGGTAAAGACACCCGCGACATGACCAAAGCACAAATTATCAAAGCCGCGTTTCGTGTGTTGACTCTTAAGCTAGCAAAGGTTAGAATCCCTATGCTGGTAACTAATCACGTTTATGAGCTAGTCGGTTCATACGTGCCAACAAAGGAGCTGGGTGGTGGAACAGGACTCAAATATGCGGCTAGCACGATTGCTATGCTCTCCAAGCGCAAGGAAAAGGATGGAACTGATGTCGTTGGAAACATTGTCAAGATCAAAATGTACAAATCCCGACTCTCCAAAGAAAACAGCCAAATCGAAGTGCTACTTACTTATGCCAAAGGGCTCGATCGGTACTACGGTCTCCTTGAGCTAGCGGAGAAGTATGGAATCTTTAAGAAGGTATCAACCCGCTATCAACTCCCTGATGGTACCTCGGTGTTTGGTAAGAATATCAATGAAGATCCAGAAAAGTATTATACAGAAGAAGTGATGAAGCTGCTTGAAAACGCAGTGCAACAAGAGTTTAAATATGGAGTGAATAATAATGAGTGAAAATGCTTTGGTGACAACAGACTCTCCGTCTTATACGGCTGACACGGCAGAGTTTAATAAACTTAACTACCAGCCTATTTTTCCAACGTTGATTACAACTGTCAAGCTGGATCTACCAATTGCGGAGATGAAAGCTGGACTCCTGCAATTGGCAGGTGAGTCGAAGAATTATGAAGGTGGCTTTACAACCTTCTTTAATCGTCAAGAGCTTGATCATGTTACTGGTATCAAGCAATTGAAAGAAGCTATTTACGGCGTTGCTTGTGCATTTGGCCGTGAGCTGAAATATGAGTGCAACTATGATAAGTGCTCAATTCAGTTGTGGGTCAATGTTATGCGTAAAGGTGGATACCATCCTCCGCACAATCATGCGCGTTCTACTTTCTCTGGTACGTTCTATGCTGAAGTAAGTGATGAAATGAGTCCTTTCATTTTCTTCAATCCAACAAAAGATCTACGTATGCATGAGCCTGTGATTCGACCAGAAGATGCTGGCCCTTTCACTTCAGAACAAATGATTATTAAACCGCAGACCGGCTCTATGACAATGTGGCCGTCGTGGCTATATCATCATGTCCCACCTATGCAAGTAGATGGCCCTCGTATATCTCTATCGTTCAACATCGACTTCCTTCCACCAGGGACCTAAATGAATATTGAAGATTTGATTTTTAGTAATCTAATCTTTAATGAAAGGTATGGTCGTAAGGTCATACCTTTTTTAGTTCAAGATTATTTTACTAATAAGATTGATCGGGAAATTTACAAGACAATCGCAGCATACGTTGTAAAGTATAATGCTTTCCCTAATCAGACTGCATTGACTATTGATCTTGAGAATGTAAATTCCCTTTCACAAGACGAGTTTGGTCTAGCCAAACAAAAGATTGCTACGTTTGCTGAGCAGCAAACAGATTTGGATTGGCTTGTATCACAAACGGAGAAGTTTTGTAAAGATCGCGCCATCTATAATGCTATCTCTAACTCAATTAAAATTCTCGATGATAAGACCGGGCAACATAGTCCTAACGTTATCCCTTCTTTACTCGAGCAAGCGTTGGCTGTATCTTTTGATACACAAATTGGGCATGACTTCTTTCAAGATATTGAACAGCGATATGATTTCTATCATCGCAAAGAAGAGAGGATTCCTTTCGATTTAGATTACTTGAATAGGGTGACGAAGGGTGGCTTGCCCAGGAAAACTCTTAATGTAGCGCTGGCTGGTACAGGAGTTGGTAAATCGTTGTTCATGTGTCATTGTGCCGCTGCTAATATTGTGCAGGGGCACAATGTACTTTATATTACGTTAGAGATGGCTGAAGAACGGATTGCCGAACGTATCGATGCTAATCTGATGAATGTAGCTCTGGATGAAATTGCACTTTTACCGAGAGATGTCTTTGAGAAGAAACTGCAGCGTGTCAAAGAAAAGACTGTGGGGCAGCTTATCATCAAAGAATACCCAACATCCTCTGCTAGTGCTGCTAACTTCAGACACCTGTTGAATGAGCTAAATCAGAAGAAAAAGTTCAAACCGGACATAATTTACATTGACTACTTAAACATTTGCTCATCGAGTAGATTGAAGCAATCAGCAAATGTTAATTCATATACATACGTAAAAGCAATTGCTGAAGAGATTCGTGGTTTAGCAGTTGAATTTAATGTCCCTGTTGTATCAGCTACACAAACAAATCGAGCCGGTTATTCTAATTCGGATGTGGGATTAGAAAACACGTCTGAATCGTTTGGATTACCAGCTACTGTGGATATGATGTTTGCTATTATTACTTCTGAAGAATTGGAAGAACTAAACCAACTTATGTTCAAGCAACTGAAAAACCGTTATGCAGATCCCTCTAAGTACAAAAAGTTTGTGATTGGTGTGGATAGATCAAAAATGAAATTATATAACGTTGAGCAGTCAGCGCAAGATGATATTGTTTCAGACATACCTCTTTTTGATAAAAATGTAGATAAGAAGTTTACTAAGGATGCTTTCAAAGGATTTAGTTAATGCTCCCTGCTCAGTTTTTGTTGTGGCTTATTGTATTTCCTTTGTCTGTTACAGCGTTTTTTGTAGCAACAGCGATAAGGGTGTTTATTTTTCTTTTTAATAGTCCTGTTGATATTTGGATTATGATAGGTGAGTCACTTAGAGAACCAAAAATAAAAGAAGAAAAAACAAAGAATTAATGAAAGTCCTCGTAACTGGTTCAAAAAATCCTTACTTTGAGCAAGAGCTAATTGCTGCTACAAAGTTCTACGGAAAAGAACTGTTATCAAAGCAACTCTACAAACATATCCACATTGAAATCATCCTAGTATCAACAATACCTGATCTTGGCAATTGTTGTATAACGTACTATAATGATTGGTATAAACCGCGCGAATTTGAGATACAGCTCAAAAGAAAAAAGTCTACAAAGAGTATGATACAAACCCTTGCACACGAAATGGTACATCTCAAACAGTTTGCAAAAGGTGAATTGAACGATGATCATACAAAATGGAAGGGACAAAGTATCGATGCAGACAGTATAAGTTATTATGATTTACCATGGGAAATAGAGGCTTCAAGTATGGAATATATACTGTATGCCTTATATCAAGAATATAGACAACAAATCACCTAGGAGTTTTTATGGATAAGAGTACAATTGCTGAAGCCTTTTCGTTATACGGTACTGATAAAGGTCCGAGACGACACAATTATCAACAAGCATATTCAACTATTTTTAACGAACATGTACCAGAATCAATCTTAGAAGTTGGAGTTTTGGAAGGACAATCGCTTGCTGCATGGAAGCATTTGATTCCTAATGGAACAATTCATGGTATTGAGCTTCGTGAAAAGCCCCTTGTTGAAGCTGCAGCTGATGTTCCTATTTTCCGTGGCGATGCAACTGATACTAACTTCATTAACAGTGTTGTAACACAACCATACGATATGATTATTGATGATGGTGATCATCGTCCTGATGTTCAGTGGAAAGTCTTTCTCAACATGATGGATAAATGGACGAAGTTCTATGTTATTGAGGATGTTTGTATTGAGGAAAACGAGAAACTCCTACGTAGACGGTTGCATAGTAAGGGGTTTAGAAATATTCGGACCTGGACTTCTTCGTTTAACGCTCCTAATAGTAGCCTGCGCGGTTGGGTTCAAGTTCAAGGGGAAAAGGTTTATCCTCCTTTTTATATAATGGTGATCACCAAGGAATGATTGATATACAGTGGAAGGGGAAGGTAGGATATGGCGATATAGTTTCCCCAATTTGTTATGCACACAACCTCTCAAAAAAGCTCAGCGAAAAGGTAAATCTTACTTTTCGTTGGGAACATGGTCATGAACATAAAATTCACCCGCATGATCCTGAGCCGCTTTGGGTACGTGCTTGTTACATAGAAAAAATGTGTTATAAAAGTACCACAGACGTAACTGTATTGCACAAATTTAAAAACCCACTAGACATAAATCACACTAACTATGACTGGGCTGTAGTTGGTAAAGATCCTTTTCACAACTACTGGTTTCCCAAAAAACCAAATAAGCCTTTGAGTAACCTTGTTGTTGTAAATTCAACCGAAGGCAACTCACAATCGTTAAAAGATTATGGTAAAGGGTGGAAAGATCCAGCAGCACCTTTCTGGGGTTCCATCGTTAATCTACTTGAAGAAAAAGGATACGATGTTGAAGTGGTTGATTATCGTACACCTACTTCTTACTTAATAAGTATCTTACAAGAAGCGAGAGGATTTGTTGGTTATCATGGAACGGCAGCGTGGCCGGCAAAGTTTATGCATGTCCCTTCTGTTTTATTTGCTAATGGTGGTTCATTAACTACAACTTCATTTGGTTATGCAGTGATTGAAAAAAATGCTTCTGAATGGAAAAATGTTATATCAAACATTGAAGCGCGTTTTCTCCAAGCAGAAAATAAGATAGAACTCTTTAAGAGAGTATATAAATCATATATGCCTGATAAAGCATTCTTAGGACATCTTCGTCATGATTAAATTTAACGTGTACATTGGTTACGATGAACGTGAAGATATTGCTGCACGTGTTTGCAAACATTCAATACTTTCGCGTCTTTCTCCTGTAATTGCAAACAACGTTGCTGTCAAGTTCCTTCGTATACAAGAAGTGCCTGATTTTGAAAGACCTTGGGAACCAAATCAATCAACAAGTTTTACCTACACACGTTTCATGATTCCGTATATGGAAGAATTTGGAAACAAAAATCAATATTCTATTTTTTGTGATTGTGATTTTTTGTTTCTTTCCGATATAACAGAACTACTCTTCAGTATAGATCCATCTAAAGCTATTAGTGTGTGCAAACATCCCGCATATATCCCGCGAACAGCTATAAAAATGGATGGTGTAGTACAACATCAGATGCCACGTAAGAACTGGGCTAGCCTCATCGTGTACAATAACCGGCACCCTGCAAACCGACTATTAACACCAAATTTTGTTAATACAGTTACACCTGGACGTAAGCTACATACGTTTGATTGGTTGAATGATAATGAGATTGGAAGTATTCCACTTGACTGGAATGTATTAGATGACTATTACCTACTCGCTAATCCAAAAGCTATTCATTATACAGATGGTGGTCCTTGGTTTGATAACTATAAAAACACCACGTACTCACATTATTGGATGAAAGAATATGACACCATCGCAAGAACTCCAAAACAGTATTAACGTTTATCGTGATACTCACATTAAACACCCTGAATTTTTTACTGGTCACTCTCTTACTACCTACACATCAGAGATTGAAGCATTAATTAAACATTCAAACATTAAAACCTGTATCGACTATGGGTGTGGTAAAGCACGTGCATGGTCATTCCATAATTTACAAACACTGTTTGGATTAGATAGAGTCTTTTTGTATGATCCAGGCGTTGAGCAATTCTCAAACAAACCGACCGAACAAGCAGACCTTGTCTTGTGCATTGATGTACTTGAGCATGTACCAGAGAGTTGTGTTGATGAAGTTCTAATTGATTTATGCTCTTTGGCTAAGAAGGCTGTCTTTTTAAATATTAGCACACGGCCGGCAAGTAAAAAACTAGTAGACGGAACAAATGCGCATGCCACAGTAAAGCCAAAACACTGGTGGCAATCAAAAATCAACACTATGAATAAATTGATTATTGCACACTATTCTTCATGATTTCGATCAATATCACATATTACAACGAACCCCATTTTTTAAAATGGTGGTACGAAGCTATGAAAAGAATGGATGATGCGGGGTGTCCATTCATGCTTAATATTGGTGACGATGGGTCTATGCGAAAGCCAGCGGTAGATTTTTTTGAAAAAAGGCCTCCATCGACAAACATGAGACTTTTTCGAGTGAAGGAAGATATTGGCTTTAATTCACATGGCACACGTAATTTGTTAATGAAAGAAACCACTTCGGAGTGGAATCTTATGTCTGATATTGATAGAAGATTCCCCGATGCTACTCTACGTTCAATATTTAAAAATGAAGCTAATCTTAAAAAGACGAAATATTACTCTTTTTGGGAAATAGTTAAATCGTCAAAAGATCGGTTTTCTGTTAACGAGTATCTTGTTCATAAAGAAACATTTTGGAAGACGGGTGGTTATGACGAAGAGCTTGTTAACATTCACTTTGGAGATCGTTATTTTCTTGATGCGCTAAGGCTCGTTGCTAAACGTCAAAAGGTCGACTTTTGGCAAGTTAAATACGTGCGCGGAGCTCGAGACGTGACATGGACAGATGTTCCTTTCACAATATATCCGGATGATAAGACGCTTATACATCCTACCGGTGTTTGGGCCGACCAGGAAAAACGGTTCGCTCTTAAAAATTTTATACAAGAGCGAAATAAAACTCATGAAGGTAGAATGTCAAAGAAGGTGATTAACTTTGAATGGGAACGAGTGTTCTAATAAATATAGACACTATGGCATTCAATTACGTCCCTAAATCAGCAGAAGAAATTCTTCAAAAGAAAAAGTTACATTCTCTTGAAGTAGCTAAGCTATTTTCTATTGTCAAACTAAGATATCAAGTAGATATTATTCTTGATCCAAACACAACCTACCAGTTTGTTAAAATTTCACGCGATCTTGAAGCACGTGGTGTTCCAATATTTGATGTTCGAGCAACGCTAGCTGCAGCTGGTGTAGATGTAAAAAAGTTGAAAATTGAATATGGGACGGGAAGTGTTAACGTCGGCGCTGGAATAGGGTCTGCTATCGAGACAAAAAAACAAGAAGAGGGGTCGCTTCTTTACTTTGAAAAATACATTGAAGAACGTCTTTTCCCCTCTTTTACAGAACTAAAAAAAGTATATCCAAATGTCGATGATACATGGATAAAGACGTTTGAAGGACAGGCACGTGGACTAAAACAATACTTAGGTCCTGAAAGAGGATACAATTACTACCGTGAAACCGGTATCATGAAACAGATTGAACTTGTTGCAAAACAAATGGGTGTAAGAAAAAAAGATTCTTGGAACCCTGCAGACGTTTACATCGTATCCAAACAGCATGAACAAAAAATTAAGAATGAGCTAAATGAGGTCTTGAATCAGTATTTGAGTGGTGTGAAAGATATCAAAGTACTCAATGATTACATGCGTAGTAAACTCAAAGCAAAAGAACTAATTGGCATATCACTAAAAAAACTAGCTCCCACACAAACACTAGCAAAAGTTGAAGAAGTAAATGTAGACGAACAACAACCCGATTACCAGCAACGAATAGACCACATATTTAAGTTAAAACAAATTACGTGTAATTTAGATATTGAAAATGAAAAGTTAAAAACAAAAGACTTGGCCTTTACAATAGGAGTTGGTGATGGAAGCGTGCCGGCTCAAGTAAGAGGGTTTCCAGGACAAGGGGCACGTGAGACAGTACAAACAGAGCTAACAAAGTATACAGGTGGTGCCCGTCTTGGTAAAGTTCCATCAAGCGTTATAGATAATTTCTTTTTTAAAAATCTTCAGAAAAGAGTAAAAGGATCAGAGTTGCCTGTTGTAGGTAAATGGAAAAAAGAAGACTTTGATATGTACAAGGCCCTTTTTACAGACGTTTATAAATACAGACTTGATGGTGTATCAATTGATTGGGGTGTTCAAATTACGACTCCGGAACAGTTTGAAGCGTTTTTAGTTACATCAACAACACTTGAACAAAAAAGTACTGATTATGCCAATCGTTTTTCAAATAAACTTCAAGCGTTGCATTATATAAGCAGCATGATGCGGTTTGATCAAAAGGGCATATTAAACGATTTCCTAGCTTGTTTATTCTATGGTTCACAAAAACAAACCAGCGATGCTGGACCTTTCATAAAGTTATATTAAATGAAAAGTTTTCGATCAATTATAGTAGAAGCAGCAGCATCAGAAGAAAAGCTCAAACACCTCGAGCATGCTGAAGATCACGTGCTGAATGCTGGTGCAGAAGGTTATGCGCATGCAACAAAAACACTGCATGCAGTTTCTAACGCAATGCAAGGAAAGGCCAGCAATGCACGTATTACAACGAAGTATGACGGTTCTCCTTCTATCGTATTTGGACATCACCCAGAAACAGGTAAGTTTTTTGTTGCAACTAAATCAGCCTTCAACGCTAATCCTAAACTTAACTACACT